TCAACCAGACCGAATGGCACATCGAAGACGAGCTGGTCGCGTTCGGCCGTAAGCCCGCCGACCACGACGAGAGTGCGTTCCAGGGCATCCACGCCCGCTACGTCCTCGTCATCCTCGACGAAGCCTGCGGCATCCCCGAGCAACTCTGGGTTGCGGCGGACGCGCTGACGACGAACGCGGACTGCCGGATCCTCGCCATCGGCAACCCCGACAACCCGGCCTCGCACTTCCGGAAGGTGTGCCAGCCCGGATCCGGCTGGCACGTCATCGGCATCAGCGCGTTCGAGAGTCCGAACCTCACCGGCGAACCCGTCCCCGAGGATGTGGCGCAGGCCCTCGTCGGCCGCGAATGGGTCGAGGAGAAAGCGCAGGAGTGGGGCGAGGACAACCCCCTCTACAAGTCGAAGGTGCTCGGCGAGTTCAGCGAGGACGCCCCCAACAAGGTGGTCCGCGCCTCCGACATCGCCCGCTGCCGTATCGACCCCGAACGCCGGCCGACCGCCGAGGAACTAGAGCCGGTGGAGCTGGGCGTGGACGTCGGCGGCGGTGGGGACGAGACCGTCATCCGGGAACGCCGCGGCCGGCGCGCCGGCCGGGAGTGGCGTGCCCACACGGACCGGCCGGAGAAGATCGCACCCATGGTCGTGGCCGCCATCAAGGAGTCCGGCGCCACCGCCGTCAAGGTCGACAGCATCGGCGTCGGCTTCGGCGTGATCGGCGAGCTGCGCAACCTCGCCTCGCAGGGCAAGCACGCGGCGCGCATCGTCGGCGTCAACGTCGGCGAGAAGTCCAGCGCCCCCGACAAGTACAAGAACCTGCGCGCGGAGATGTGGTGGCTGCTCGCCCGCGGCCTGTCGGAGCGGCAGGGCTGGGACCTCTCGGGGATGGAGAACGCGGACACGACGGTGGCGCAGCTGCTGGAGCCGCTGTGGCTGGTGGATGCGGCGGGCCGGATCCAGGTGGAGCCGAAGGATGAGATTCGCAAGCGGCTCGGGAGGTCGCCGGACAACGCGGACGCGCTTTTGTTGGCTTTCTACAACGGCGCTCGGACCAGGGTGAGGTGGCTCGGATGACGAGGAAGGTGCCTGTGCGCAGGTGGATGCAGGGATTGAATAGGGCCATGCCGGTTGTGCTTGACACGGCTGGGGTTATTCTGTTGTCGGGATCCGCCATGCTGCTCCTTGGGGTAGCGGCGGGAGTCGCCGCCCTCGGCGTCGGCTGCATCGTCCTGAACTGGCGGTTCTACAGCGGCACGTAGAGGGGAGGGGTAGGTGGCACGCACCCTCCTCGGCGCGCTCCTCAACCGCGCCGGCACGACCACCAACACCCCCGTCCCCTTCGCCTCCCGCGCCGCCTCCTACGGCCGCGGCCTCTTCGGCAGCCAGCGCGGAGCCACCGCCCAACTCGACGCGATGGGCTCCGTCTCCACCGTCTTCGCCATCGTCAACCGCACCGCCAAAGCCGAGGCCGGCGTCGAGTGGAAGCTGTACCGGAAGGCCAAGTCCGGGAAGAAGGAAGACCGCACCGAGGTCACGAGCCATGCAGCCCTGGACCTGTGGAACCGGCCCAACCCGTTTTACACGCAGTCCGAGTTCGTCGAGGCCGGGGCGCAGCACAAGCAGCTGACCGGCGAGCAGTGGTGGGTGATCGCCCGGCACGAGACGGTCAACCTGCCGCTGGAACTGTGGCCGGTGCGCCCGGACCGGATGCGGCCCGTACCGGACCCGGAGACGTTCCTGTCGGGCTACATGTACACCGGCCCGGACGGGCAGGAGATCGCGCTCCGCAAGGAGGACGTCATCCTCATCCGGACCCCGCACCCCACCGACCCGTACCGCGGGATCGGCCCGGTGCAGGCGCTCCTCACCGACCTCGACGCGGTCCGCTACTCCGCCGAGTGGAACCGCAACTTCTTCCTGAACTCGGCAGAGCCGGGCGGCATCATCGAAGTCCCCGGCGGTCTCGGCGACAACGAGTTCGACGAGCTGCGCGACCGGTGGAACGAGCAGCACAAGGGGATCGCCAACGCCCACCGCGTCGCCATCCTGGAGCACGGCAAGTGGGTCGACCGCAAGTTCACCCAGCGCGACATGCAGTTCGTCGAACTCCGCGAAGTCGGCCGAGAGATCATCCGCGAAGCCTTCGGGTTCCCCAAGCCCATGACCGGAGCAGTCGACGACGTCAACCGCTCCAACGCCGACGCCGGCGCAGTCATGTTCGCCCGCTGGCTCGTCGTCCCCGACCTCGAAGCCGTCCGCGACGCCCTCAACCACCGGCTCCTCCCCCTCTACGGCACCACGGCCACGGGCCTGGAGTTCGACTTCGTCAACCCGATCCCCGACGACGTCGAGAGCGAGGCCTTGCAGCTGACGTCCCGCTCCAACGCGGCCGCCGTGCTCGTGCAGGCGGGGTTCGAGCCGGAGGGCACTCTGTCGGCTGTCGGCCTGCCGGAGATCCCGTTCGTGGGCAAGCCAGTCGGGACCGCTCCGCCAGCCCCGTCGTGGGATGACTCGGTTGCCGGCCTGCTCGGCACCGGGGTGGAGAACGCGATGCGGTGGGAGGTCGTCACCGAGCACGACGACGACGTCTGTCAGCCGTGCGCGGACCAGGACGGGCGCCTCTACCGGAACCGGGCGCAGGCCTACAAGGACTACCCGGGCGGCTCCGGCTACGTGCGCTGCGTGGGTGCGGAGTACGGCAACGACTGCCGCTGCAAGGTCGTCAAGCGCAGGAAGACGAGGGACGACGAATGAGCACGGTAGCCGTCGACTTCGACGGGGTCCTGCACAGCTACGAGAAGGGCTGGCACGACGGCACCATCTACGGCGACTGGAAGCCCGGCGCCGTCGTCGCGCTCAGCCGCCTCATGCAAGAGCACGCCGTGTTCATCCACACCACCCGCGACGCCCGGCAAGTCGCCCGCTGGATCGAGCGCATGTCGGGCTACGGCTTCGAGTGCACCACTCGGCTTCCGCGCACCTGGTACGGCCGCCGCAAGCCGTTCTGGAACGAACGGGGCGTGCTGCTGGTGACTGACCGGAAGCTGCCCGCGCTCCACTACGTCGACGACCGGGCCGTCCGCTTCATCGAGTGGGATCAGGCCCTCCGCGCGCTCGGCATGGCGGACATCAGCGCAGAGACGAAAGGGAGCCGCTCATGAAGGGCACGATGGGCATCGCGCTGCCCGGGAAGGCGGCCACCCTCATGGCCAGCCAGCGCGAGCGGGCTGAGAAGCAGCGCGAGCAGCTGGGTATCGAGGCCCGCTCCTGGTACCGCATCACCAACGCCGCCTCGCAGGATGAGGCCGAGGTGATGCTGTACGACGAGGTCGGCGGCTGGTACGGCGCGACCGCGGATCAGTTCATTGCCGACCTGCGCGGGGTCACGGCGCCGAATCTGCGGGTGCGGATCAACAGCCCCGGTGGCAGCGTTTTCGAGGGCATCGCGATCGCCAACGCGCTTCGCTCCCACCCCGCGAACGTGACCGTGCAGGTCGACGGGATCGCCGCCTCCATCGCCTCCGTCATCGCGATGGCTGGGGACCGGATCGAGATGGCCCCGAACACGATGCTCATGATCCACGACGCCAGTGGCCTGTGCATGGGCAACGCCGCCGACATGGAAGAGATGGCCGAACTCCTCGACCTCATCAGCGACAACATCGCCGACGCCTATGCCTCTCGCGCCGGCGGTACGCGCGACGAGTGGCGGGCCCGGATGCGTGCCGAGACCTGGTACCTGCCCGAGGACGCCGTCGCCAACGGGCTTGCGGACGAGGCCGTGCGGGCGCCGAAGGCCGCCGATCCAGTCACCCCGGACGAGGACGAGGAGCAGCCGGACATGGCGCGCGCCTTCGACCTCGCCGCCTACGGCTACACCGGTCCCCGCCGCGAGGAGCCTGAGGCGCAGCCCGAGCCGGTGACGCTCACGTTCAACCTCGGCGAGACCTTCGGCCAACAGCTTGCCGACATGCTCCGCAAGACCGTCGCGCAGCGCGCCGAGCCCACACCCCCGGCGCCCGTCGAGCCGGTTGCAGAGATGCCCCCCGTCGAGCCCGCACCAGAACCGGCCCCCGAGCCCGAGCCCGCCGCCGAACCCGCAGACGCGTGGACGGCAGCCGTCGCCCACCTCACCACCGACGACGCCTGGTCGGCGCTCGTCTCCAACCTGATCGAGCCCGACACGTCGTCCAGCGCGACGGCAGCCTGAAGGAGGCACAGTGGCCACACCGACCGTCCCGCAGAACGCCGACGAACTGGCGGAAGCTCTGGGCGACACCGCCACGCTCAAGCACATCGTCAAGGACAAGGACACCCTGGAGTCCTTCATCCTCGACTTCGCCAAGGGCCAGCAGAAGCAGGACCCCAACATCGAGGCGCAGATCCGGGAGGAGACCCAGCGCCAGTTCGCGGACATCCTCCGCGACGACAAGCTCCTCAACAACATCAACCGCCTCAACCTCGACCCGACCGCCCCGCCGGTCGCCCGGTCGAAGCACTACAACCCGAAGGCTCCGGGTGCCGCGCTCGACAAGCAGTTCGCCAACTGGGGCGACTACCTCACGGCGACGTGGCAGGGCGCGAACACGCAGGAGTCGCTCGCTGCGCGCTCGGACATCAAGAAGATCCAGAACGCGTTCGGCAGCAGCGTGCCGTCCGACGGCGGGTTCCTGATTCCGGAGACGCTGCGCGCCGAACTCCTGCGCGTCGCCCTGGAGATGGCCGTTGTCCGCTCCCGCGCCCGGGTCGTGCCGATGGAGTCCCTCACCGTCCCGTACCCGATGATCGACAACACGTCGAACGCGTCGTCGGTGCACGGCGGCATCGTCGGCTACTGGACCGAGGAGGGCGGCACCCTCACCGACAGCAGCCCGACGTTCGGCCGCATCGAGCTCCAGGCCAAGAAGCTCACCCTCTACAGCGAGATCCCCAACGAGCTCTTCCAGGACAGCATCATCAGCCTGGACCAGTTCATGAACGAGTCCTACCCCGAGGCCCTCGCCTGGTTCGAGGACGTCGCCTTCACCGAGGGCAACGGCGTCGGCCAGCCCCTCGGCTTCCTCAACGCCCCGGCCGCCGTGTCCGTCCCGAAGGAGACCGGCCAGGCCGCAGGCTCGATCCTGTGGGAGAACATCGTCAAGGCGTACTCCCGCATGCTGCCGGCGTCGATCGGCCGCGCCGTGTGGGTCGCGCACATCGACACCTTCCCCGAGCTCGCCACCATGGCCCTCAGCGTGGGCACCGGCGGCAGCGCGGTGTGGATCGGCAACGGTGACGGCGCCGGCGCCCCGCCCGTGACGATCCTCGGCCGGCCGGTCGTGTGGACCGAGAAGGTCTCGTCCGTGGGTACCGCGGGTGACATCAACTTCGTCGACTTCGGCTACTACCTGATCGGTGACCGGCAGGCCATGCAGTCGGCCACGTCGACCGAGTTCAAGTTCGGCAACGACAAGACGGCCATGCGCGTGATCGAGCGCGTCGACGGCACCCCGTGGATCAAGTACGCGATCACCCCCCGCAAGGGCTCCAACACCCTGTCCCCGTTCGTCAAGGTCGCCACCCGCGCCTGACGTTCCACCCCCGGCCCGGCAGTAACGCCCCGGGCCGGGGCCAACCCCAGGGCGGCATTCACACCCCGCCTGGAAAGGAACAATCCATGGCAGCCATGGCAGGACTCGGGCGCGAGTTCAACGTCGTGCCGATCGCGGCCGGCGTTGGGCTCTCCCTCCGCGACTGCGCCGGTGTCTCGTTCGTCTGCACCGGCAACGACACGTTCACGATCACCGTCGCCGACACCTTCGCCGGGTCGTATGCGACCCCCGGCAACATCATCACGACGAAGCAGACGAACACGGCGACCAACGGCTCGGCCGCATGGGTCACCGCCTCGCAGTCAGCGTCGAACGCGGTCACCATCTCCTCCGGCACGGTCGTGTTCTACGTGTCCGGCGACGCTCTGCCCGACGGCAAGGGCTACGTGAAGGTCTCGGCGGGCGCGGCGGGTCTCGTGACCGCCGTTCTCCACGACCTGTCGACGTCCCGCAAGCCGGACAACCTGGCGATCGTGGGGGCCTGACCATGTCCGTTCTCATCCAGGGCGACCAGCTTCGCTCCCTGCTGTGCGGCGTCAAGGTGCAGCGCGCCACCGCGGCGCTGCCGCAGACGAGCACCAGCACGCTGTTCACGGTGTCCGGCGGCAAGGTCCTCATCACGAGCCTGATCGGCGAGGTGACCACGGTCATCCAGACGCAGGCCGACAACACCAAACTCACGTTCGACCCGACCGACGCGGGCGCAACGCAGGACCTGTGCGCGGTCCTCGACATCACGGCGGACGCGGTCGGAACGATGTACTCGATCACCGGGACTCCGGCGACGGCGATGCAGGACGCGCTGAACTTCCTGCCGTCGAACAAGGTTCCGGCGCAGCCGATCGTGCTCAAGCCCGGAAGCATCCTGCTGGACTGCGCGGCCTCCAACACCGGCAGCGTCAAGTGGGATCTGACGTACATCCCGCTGGACAACGGTGCCGCGGTGGCGGCGGCCTGACATGGCGCTGTGGGTCTGCACCGGCTGCACCGCCCGGTACTCGGTCGGTGCAGCCCGGTGCCCGCAGTGCGGCAGCAGCGAGCACGTCGAGGAAGGACAGGAACTCATGCCGAAGATCACCGTGCACGGCGGCCCCAGTGTGGCGGGCGCGTCCGTGGTGGGTGGCTCGTGGTCCACCGAGGGTGACCCGGACGTGTGGCCGGAGCCCGCGAGCGAGGAGGGCGGTGAGGAGGCATCGCCTGGGAGCAGCTCCTCAGCATCCGACGAGACGCCGTCGCCCGAGCCCGAGCCGAGCGAGACGCCGAGCCCGAAGCGTGCCCGAACGACGGGCAGCCGCTCGAAGAAGGCCCAGACGGAGAGCTCTTCTGCCGCTTCGACGGATGGCGGCCAGGAGGCCGGCACGTCGGGGACCAGCTCCGCTGACCAGTAGTACCACCACGACGGCACCGAGAGAGGAGGACGGCAGATGACGGCAGTCGGATACGCCAGCACCACCGGAGACACCCGCAAGGTGAACCGGGCGGGCGATGTGATGACGGGTGAGCTGACGCTGCCCGACTCCTCTCCGGACCAGGCGCTGAACGCGGCCTCGAAGGGCTACGTCGACGGACTGGTGGCGCTGCTTGCCGCGCTTGCTGGCGCCACCTTCACCGGGGCCGTCACCGTCGATGACGCCAACTTCTCGGTTCTCGGCACGAACAAGGGCTACCGATTCCGGCCGCTCGGCTCGCGCCTCGACTGCGAGGCCACGGGATCGGACTGGATCCTCAGCGTCTTCTCCGGTACCAACTTCGACGGAACCCAGCGCACCTACCTGCGTCTCGAATCCGGCGTCCAACTGGCGCATGCCTGCGGCACCTGGATCTTCGCTGACACCGCCGACTCGGCCGCCGTCCACACCCTCGACGCCACTGGCAACAAGCTTGGCTTCCACGGTGCGACCGCAGTCGCGAAGCAGACCGTCAGTGGCTCGCGTGGCGGGAATGCCGCTCTCGGTTCGCTCATCACCGCCCTGGCCAACCTTGGCCTCATCACGGACGGGACGAGCGCATGACGACCGTGATCGCAGGCCAGGCCGTCGCCCTCCTCGCCCAGTTCTACGACTTCGAGGGCGGCACCCTCGGAGACCTCGATGCCACCCCGTCGATCACCATCACGTCCGTCGCCACCGGTGCCACGGCCCTTGCCGCCACCACGAGCGGCGTCACCCACCCCGGAACCGGCTCCTACGGCTACGCCTGGACACCCACCAGCACACTCACCCCCGGCCTGTACCTCGCCCTGTGGACCGGCCTGGAAGCCGGCAGCCCGGTCACCGCCACCGAGACGGTCACCGTCACCGCGCCAGCCGCCGCCGACGCCACCAACACCAGCCCCGACGGCGTCTGGTACGCCACCCGCGACGATGTCCAGCGGGCGCTGGACTCGAAGCCCACCGCCCGCAACAGCGCACAGATCGATCGCGCGCTCGCCTCCGCGTCCCGCGACGTCGAGGCCCTGTGTCACCGCAAGTTCTTCCCCATGCAGGCCACCAGGTACCTCGACTGGCCGCCCCGCCAGGGCGCCACCCCGTGGGTGCTGCGCCTCGACGACCAGGAACTCATCTCGGTCTCGGCGATCACCTCCGGCGGCACGGCCCTTGCCGAGGGCGAGTACAACCTGGAGCCGGTCAACTTTGGCCCCCCGTTCAACCGCGTCGAGATCAACCTCGGATCCAGCGCGTCCTTCGGGGGCGGCGACACCTACCAGCGCGACGTCCAGATTGCTGGCCTGTGGGGCTACCGCAACACCGAGACCACCGCAGGCGCGCTCGCTGAGGCGCTCGACACGTCCGAGACCGGCGTGGACGTCAACGGCGCGGCAGCCGCAGCCCTGGGGGTCGGCTCGGTGATCAGGGTGGACTCGGAACGGATGGTCGTCACCGCGCGCGCGATGACCGACACCGGGCAGAACGTCGGTGGCTCCGGCCTGACCGCGCAGGCCAACTCGGTCACCCTCACCGTGTCCGACGGCACCGCCTTCGCCGTTGACGAGGTCCTCCTCATCGAGTCCGAGCGCATGCTGATCGTCGACATCGCAGGCAACCAGCTCACCGTCATCCGCGCCTGGGACGGGTCCGTCCTCGCCGCTCACACCGCTGGCGTCGACATCTACGCCTCCCGCACCCTCACCGTCACCCGCGGTGCGCTCGGCACCACGGCGGCCACCCACGCGGGCGGCACGACGATCCAGCGCTGGGACCCGCCCGCCCTCGTCCGTGACTTCGTCATCGGCGAGGCCATGAACCGGCTGCTCCAGGAGCAGGCCGGCTATGCCCGCACCAGCAAGGCGTCCTCCGGCTCCAAGAGCGTGTCCGTCGAGACGCTCTCCCTGGAAGGGCTGCGTACCCGCACGTACAACGCGCACGGCCGCAAGGCCCGGACGAGGGCGGTGTAGCGGATGCCTGGATTCGATGTGCGCGTCAACTCCCACAGCAGCGGCCCATGGACGGACGGGCGGGCTGCCCGTGCGCTGCCTCGGTACGCGGACGACACCGAGTATCAGGTGGCGCGGCGTGGCGAGCAGTTGGTGCATCAGCGGCTGCGGCAGGTGCTCCGTCACCCGACTGGCTACTACCAGTCGCGGATCAGCGTGGACCGGACGTCGGGCGGCCGATACCAGGTGCACGACGGTGGTGTGATCTACGGGCCGTGGCTGGAGGGCACCGGCTCCCGCAACAGTCCGGTCACCCGCTTCCCCGGCTACTTCACGTTCCGCCGCACGAAGGCGCTCCTGGACCGTCAGGCGCCGCAGATCGCCCGGGAGCTGCTGGCCCGCTACAGGTCGAGGGGGCTGCTCTGATGGCCCTCGACATCCGTACCATCCTGTCCGCGGTCGAGTCCCACGCGCTCGCGTCCGGGCACTTCGCCGAGGTGAACGGGCATGAGCCGAAGTCCCCACCCACGTCCGGGATCACCGCGGCAGTGTGGGTCGAGCAGATCGGGCCCGCGCGCGGCGCTTCGGGGCTCGACTCGACGACGGTCCGGCTCGCGCTGTACGTGCGCCTGTACTCCTCCCTCGTACAGCAGCCGGCCGACGCGATCGACCCGGACCTGATGACTGCCCTCGATGCGCTGATGGCCGCGTACTCCGGTGACTTCACCCTCGATGGCTTGGTGCGTGACGTCGACCTGCTGGGGCAGCACGGCGATCCGCTGTCGGCGCGGGCGGGCTATCTCGCAGAGTCCGGCGCCGAGTACCGCGTGCTCACGATCACCCTTCCTCTCATCGTGAACGATCTCTGGGACCAGGAGGCGTAGTGGCCAAATCCAGCGGGTTGGGCGACAACCTGTACGTGGCTGGGTTCGACGCGTCCGGCGACATCCAGCAGCTCAACAACATCAGCGGCGGCCCCGCTCTGCTGAACATGACCGGCATCAACAAGTCCGCCTACGAGCGGCAGGGCGGCCTGCGGTCCGGGCAGATCGAAATGACGACCTTCTTCAACACGGTGGCCGTCACCGGCGGGCTGCACGAGAAGCTGTCGGCGCTGCCCCGCACGGACGTGATCCTCACCTACTGCCGCGGCACCACGCTCGGCGATCCGGCAGCGTCCCTCGTCGGGAAGCAGGTCAACTACGACCCGCAGCGCGGCGACGACGGCATGCTCACGTTCGGGGTGTCGGCGCAGTCCAACGGCTACGGCATCGAGTGGGGCCGGCAGCTGACCGCCGGGATCCGCACGGATACGGCGGCCACGAACGGGACGTCGATCGACACGGTGGCGTCTGCTTCCTTCGGCGGCCAGGCGTACCTGCATGTCACGGACTTCAGTGGCACGGACGTGACCATCAAGATCCAGGACTCGGCGGACAACTCCAGCTTCACGGACGTCGCCAGTTTCGCCTTCACCCAGGTCACTGCCGAGCCTGCGTCGGAGCGCATCGCCCTGGGCAACACGGCGACGATCCGCCGGTACGTGCGCGCGGTGACGGTCACGACGGGCGGTTTCACCACGGTGTCGTTCTCCGTGAACATGATCAAGAACGAGATTGCGGGGGTGACGTTCTGATGGCCGCCCAGCCGAACCGGCCCACGCCGCTCATGGACCCGAGCCGGTACAAGACCTACGCGGTCGTCTCGCCGCTATCCACGCACTTCCGTAAGGCGACATGCGCTGAGACCGCCTGCCCGCACTACCTGAACGGCTGGGGTGTGCGGGTCGAGAACTGCACCCCGGACCTGCTGCACGCTGCGCGCACATCCGGCCGCCGCTACCGGGAACTGCACGTCGCGGAGGGCGAGAACTGGCTGGTGTTCGAGCCGGGCCAGGAGTGCTTCCGCGCCTCGACGCACTACCTCCGCGAGGAGCGGCCGCCGCTGTTCCTGGTCCGGGACGGCGACCACCGCGGCAACCCGCGCAGGACGAAGACCAGGCAGCACCTGAACCCGCAGACCTGGGTCGACGACTTTGCCGAGCATCAGCAGACGCTCGCGGACGAAATCAAGAAGGGGTGATCACTCATGGCGAAAAGCTCGGGCATCGGACAGACGACGCTCAGCGTCGATGACGCGACGGGTACCGCGAGGGCCATCAAGAACGACATCACGAACTGGCAGATGTCAACCCCCCGCGGGGTGCAGGACGTCACCGGCGTCGACAAGTCCGGCAACGAGCGCCTGCTGCTCCTCGCCGACGGATCGGTCACGCTCAACGGCGTCTTCAACGCCGCCACCAACCAGGCGCACGACGTCTTCAAGACCGTCTCCTCGACCAGCGTGCAGCGCACCGTCACGCACACCGTGAACGGCGTCACCCTCGCCATGGAGATGGTCGCCTCCGACTACGCCCTCACCCGAGGCGACGACGGCGCACTCACCTTCTCCGTGCCGCTCGCCCTCGCTGACGGCACGCCGCCGGCCTGGGCCTGAGGGGAGTACTCGCATGGGTTTCCGACCGAAGCGCAAGATCTACAAGCTGGACTTCAGCGGCACGGACTACGAGGGCCTCGAAGTGTCCATGCGTGGCCCGACCGTCGGCGAGGAACTGGAGATGGAATCACTCCAGGGCCAGGAGGGTGCCGGCCGCGAGGTGTTCCGGCTGATGACCGGTCTCCTCGTCGAGTGGAACGTCGAAGACGAACAGGGCCCGGTCCCCACGACGTTCGACGGAGTCTGCACCCAGGACTCCGCCATGATCACCGCGATCCTCAACGCCACCCGTGAAGCCGCAAGCGGGGTCCCCGACCCTTTGCCGAGCAGCTCGCTCTCTGGCGAGCCGTCCCTGGTGGAGTCCGTGCCGACGGCAGCCATGTCGGACCTCCCCCTGCCTTCCAGCGTGCCCGCCTGATCCTCGACCTCTGCACCCGCTTCAAATGCCTGCCCAGCCAGCTCTACGAGGAGCCCGCCGACCTCCTGCGCCTGATCACCATCGAGCGCCTCGGCACACCCGACGACATGGAAGGAGAGGCCCAGGGTGTCTGACGACGTCACCATCACCGTCCACGTCCGGGACCTCTCCGGCCCGGGCATGGCCTCCGTCAACCGCAACCTGCGCCAACTCCAGCACCAGGCCAACCAGATGGGCGGCAGCCTCCGCATCGTGGGCGGCCAGCTCGGCACCCTCCTGGCCCTGGAGTGATTCCATCTCCAGTTCC